GATCATAGGGGTAACCATAACCGTCGCGGTTGTCCTCATCTTGAGGCATCCACCGTCGGCGGAAAATAGTTGCTTCTCCACCCTTCTTCGGCATTTCCAGGTGACAATTAAATGCGAGTTGCGCAACGGGGGGGTTGCGTCCAGTAGTGTGGTGTAACGCTTGCTGATGGTGGGCCCCGGAAATAGTGGGACGGTCACCGTCAGTTAACCTTTCGACTCAACTACCACATCTCACCGAAAGGCATATGACGATGACCGCTGCACCACATTCTATCGACCCGACAACCTACTTGGATGATCTGCTCGCTCAAGCCTCCCCTGACTTGATGCGCCAGATGCTGCAAGGGTTTATCAACCAAATCCTCTCCGCCCAGGCCGACACCGTCTGCGGCGCCGAATACGGCGTTGCCTCCACCGAACGCGTCAACCACCGCAATGGGTACCGCCACCGCGACCTTGACACCCGTGTCGGCACGATCGATGTCGCAGTACCGAAGTTGCGTCACGGCGCATTCTTCCCGGACTGGTTGTTAGAACGCCGTACGCGGGCAGAACGGGCCTTATCGACTGTGATTGCAACCTGCTACCTCAAAGGGGTTTCCACCCGCAGAATGAACGACCTGGTAGCCACGTTGGGTATTGCCAACATGTCGAAATCCCAAGTTTCACGCATGGCAGAAGAACTCGACGAGATGATCGCCGATTTCAAAAACCGTCCGCTCGATCCCGGCGGCTACGCCTACCTGTCCTGCGACGCGCTGACAATCAAAGTGCGCGAAGGCGGCCGTGTGGTCACATGCTCAGTGCTGCTTGCCACTGGGGTCAACGCTGACGGGTATCGCGAGATGCTTGACATGCATGTCGCCACTGCAGAATCCAACGCGTCGTGGAAAGGCTTCTTCCACGACCTAAAAGCTCGTGGGCTTTCCGATGTCTACTTGGTTACCAGTGATGCCCACGAAGGCATCCAGCACGCCATTTCCGAAGTGCTACCTGATGCGTCGTGGCAGCGCTGCCGCACCCATTTTGCGAAGAACCTTTACGAGAAGGTCCCGAAGACACAGTGGCCTATGGTCTCTGCAATGTTCCAGACCATCTTTCAACAACCAGATGCTCAATCCACCTGGTCCCAAGCCCGTGAGGTAGTCGATCTACTAGAGCCGAAGTTCCCGCAAGTTGCGACCTATCTGCAGGAATCACTCGATGAAGTATTAGCGTTTACCGCAGCCCCGAAGTCGGTGTGGTCGAAGGTCTGGTCGAATAACCCCACAGAACGGTTAAACCGGGAGATCCGCCGGCGCACCGATGTTGTGGGCATCTTCCCGAACCGAGAATCCATCATCCGGCTTGTCGGTGCGGTCCTAGCCGAGCAACACGACGATTGGATCCAACAAAAACGCTACATGTCACTGACCGCACTCGAACACACCAGACACCTCATGCACCGCACAGGAGACGCCAATGGTGACCACAACCAGCTAACCGCCTGACCTCAAACACAGAACTGAATACCGAGCCGAAAGCACAAACGGCTACACCACTACACGGGACTTGACCGGCAATGAATGCGGCTGGAATAAAAAGCGCGACAAACAGAATCCAAACCACGTACCAATGACGCCGCTTTTGTCTAAGAAGTCGCAATAGAATAACCTTGCTCCAGGTAAAATTAGGTCGATGCCTGAAACGACCGTTGCTTTGGGATTGTCGGTTTTCCCACTGCGACCGTGACCAAGTCCAGGACACCGATTACGACTCCGACTAATGCAAGGATCTTTTTAACGAGTACATTGCGGTTTCGGTTTTCTTGCATGGTTCTTTCCTGCCTCACCTTAGCGTTTGAGAGCGGCATAAGCAGGAATGTCTATTCTGCCGCTTTGGAATAATTTCATCCATATTTTTAGCAGATGGTGGGTGACTTCGAGGTCATCGGCTACAGCTGGTAGGCGGTCTTGGTGCCATATGGCGGCAGCCTCAAACTCGACGGGGCTAATGAGTAGGCGGGCGGCGTATTCGTCGGCGTGGCGCTCCTGGCGTTGGTCGTAGTAACCGTTGCCGGTAGGGCTATCGCCATGTGCGGCGTGGCCTAGCTCGTGAGCTAAGACGCTGCGATATTGGCTGATGGATTGGCCGCGCCTTGTACTGATGACACGCCGTTCGTGGTCATACCAGCCGGGGCATCCGCCGGTGTGACGCTGTATCTGCACGCCCATGCTTTCCGCTAAGAGGTGGAGCCGGGCCGCACTAATCGTCATCCGCATCATTCCTTTCCGCGTCCTCGTCAGGGCCGCTGTAAGCAACCGCGCCTAACGGCATTGAATCATCACGGTCAGACACAGGGGCACCCGCACGACGAGCAGCCAGCTCGTCTATCTCATTAGCGCGGGTAGCGGGATTGAGTCGGCGCGCTAGTTCAATCGCGAGTTCTCCATCCTCTGCGGTGTCCAATAGTTTGCCGTTGTTGTCCAAGTGGCTCATGGCTTCCGCTTCGGTGATATGGCCGAGGTCTACCAGTGCGTCGATGGGGTTTACGCGTAGTCCTCGGCTGACCTTGATTATTTCGTCAGCGGTGAGTCCGTCTTGGGTGAGGCGACGGGTCACGGTCGGGCGTGATGCTCCGATGAGTTTGCCGATTGTTTCTGCGGTTACCCGTTGTCCTGTCGCGGACTTGTACCAGTCTCGGTAATCAATCATGCCCACATCATAGTGTGTCAAAAATGACGCACGCAACCCGTGTCTAGCTTTACAAACGAAAAATGGGTGCCCCTGTAGTGAATCACAACATTGACATTATGGAGAAAATGGTTCAGTATTGAATCAACCGAGCGAAAGGAGGGGACAAAATGGCTCAGTTCTTAATCAGTCTGGACGAGGTAGAGCGCGTTAAGAAACTAAACCGAATCGGCTCAACAGTCGAACTAGCGCAACGCACCAACGTGTCCCGTTCAACCTGGGGACGCGCACTAAGCGCACGAACCCCCAAGCCGGACGTGCTTCAAGCACTCGCAGCCCTCGACGCTAGGCCAGACCGAATCCTCGTTGCCGACGACTTGGAAGCCCTAACTGCATAAGAAAAGGCCCGGTGCTGGAACACCGAGCCAAGAAAAACATCACTCACAAAGGAGAGTACCACAATGAACAATCAACTCGTTACCATCCCTGTCCCTGGGTCTAACAATCCCATCATGGCGGTTCAGAAGGATGGAACCGAATGGGCAGCAGTTCGCCCAATCTGCGACGCACTTGGAATCGATAGCAAGAGCCAGCGCGCAAAGCTCCACGGAAAGAACTGGGCAACTGGGGTGATTATCACCTCGGTTGGCGCGGATGGAAAGAGCCGTGAAATGTTCATGGTTGACCGTCGCACTCTAACGATGTGGCTTGCCACCATTGACACTAACCGTGTCAGCGAAGCGGCCCGACCAACACTTGAGGCGTATCAGCTAGAGGCCGCTAACGCCCTCGATGCCTACTTCCACAAGGGTGGGGCTATTAATCCTCGTGCTGAGGAGCACCAGTTGAATGCTTTGATGCGTCAGTCGCAGATGCGGATGGAGTTGTGTCAGGCGGCGAAGGGCCTTATCCACCCGGACCATTTGGAGGCGAAGGCGCGGATTGTTCTGGCACGTGGTTTGGGTGAGGTTCCGGAGTTGGACCCGGGGACTCGGCCCCTGTATACGGCGGACTTTCTGAAGTCTAAGAACCTGTCTGCCAAGAAGATGAAGTCTGTGGCCCCAATGTTCGGCAAGCGTATGAAGGCACTGTACACGCTGGAAAAGGGGAAGGAACCAGAAAAGTACGACCTCATTTTGCCTAACGGTCAGGTGCGCAAGGTTAACGGTTACACGGAGGCGGACCGCCCATTGATGCAGCATGTTTGGGACCAGTACTACACCACCGCATAACCGATAGCCCGACTGGCAGGCGGGGGAGTTCGAGTCTCCCCGCGGGCGCTGGGGTAAATATGCCCTGAAATTTCGTCAAAGTGACATAAACCTGAAGGGGTAATTGGTCGGGCGAAAACGCTGTATTGAGAACTTTATAGAGAGCCTATCCCGGCAGAGAACAGTAGCCGGGCCGTGTCCCTGTGGGACTACTTACTAGTGCGAGCGCGGGTCTTAGAACGCCATGACCACTAGTGCCGACAGGCTGAAACCACCTGACCGCCGTAGCGGGCCAAGGGTGAGGGAATACCACGTAAGTGGGCACGATAAACATTTTGCCGTGGATTAGCTACTCCCTGGGTGCGAGTCCTGGGCGCGGCGCTGGCCTCACGGTTTGTGAGGTGAATTGTCAATTGTAGAGGGGGGAGGTGTTGATGATGGTTGCTCCGATTATTATCTCTGCGTGTGCCTTAGTTTCTTTGGGCTGCGCTATTTACACGAGCTACATCAACCGGCATTAGCGGTTGTTGTCTTTTGTTGTTCTTCTCCGTCGCTGTCTGTCCAGCGTAGGACGTACTGTCCGCTGTAGGCGAGGAGTACCTCGAAGGAGTCGCCGTGGTGGAGAGTGGGGGCGGGTGCGGCGCGCATGTAGGCTGCTTGGTCGTCTCTGGTTGCGTTGATGCTGACGTTGGTGATGGTTTCGCCGGTTTCGTTGGTAACGAAGTAGAGATGATCCTTTTTGTGGTTAAGGGTGACGTTTCGTCGGTTCGCTGCGGCTAGTTTCTTTGTGAATGCGGAGATAGTTGCTTGTGCTTCGGCGATTTTTCGTTGTTCTTCTGCGGCTTGTTCAGCGCTTTGGCCGGCTCGTTTGGTGCTTTCCGCAGCTTCTATCTGTGCTGATTCTGCTGATTTTCGTGATTTGGTTGCTTCTGTTGCTTGCCAGATTGCGATTGTGGCGGAGACTACGGCGATGACTGTGGAGATGATTTCGAAGGCGGTCATTCATTTATTTTATCTAGCGTCTCCGAATGTTGTGGAGGCATTGTTGAGCGCAGAGTAGTACATGTTTCACTTTCATTTTCACCTACTACCAGTGGGTTGGTGATTGTGTGACTTTCAAAAGCCACCGGGGTGCAACTCCCCGGTAGCGCACTAGGGGTTGTTAAGGGCGGGTTGGACACTGACCGTCTTAAGGGCAGCATCCCAGGTTTGGCGGTTGAGCACTTGCCACTGCTGCGCTCTGTTGTCCTGCATCCCTGTTTATTTTTCGGAAGCTTTCATGGTGAAGGCCCCTGCATGAACTAAGACGTGCAGGGGCCTTACCCGTGATTCAATCCCTTCTTTCCAGAAAGGGCGTTATGGATTGTATCAGGAAATGGTTTACCGCGAAGGAGTCTGCTGAGTATATGGGTATGCATCCGGAGACGGTGTATCGATTTTTGCAGCGTAAGGAATTGCGTTCGGTAAAGACTGGGCGCACGTATCGCATCAAGTCTGAGTGGTGCGATGCTTTTTTGATGGGGGAGAACCAATGGGTGTTATAAAACACATGTTCCAACGAACTAATCGAACTTTTGTAATGATTTGGAGGTAGATGATGCGTCAGATTACGGCTTCTGAGGCGAAGGCTTATATGAGGGATGTTGAGGCTCGGTTGAAGACGATTTACAACCTTGCTCATCTTCCTGAGAAGACTCGTCGTCAAATCCTCACGCTTGCTAGTGGTGCCAATAGTGTGACCGGCCAGATTTCTGCTTATGAGAGGAGGTTTTGTCATGTGCGTAAGTAATCGCTCGGAGCGCCGTGAACCGACGTATAAGGAGTTGGCGTATTGGCAGGGTGTTGCCGCTAAGCGGGTACGTCTGTGTTGGGCTACTGGCGTGTTTGGCGGCATGGTTGGATTTGTTTTCCATTGGGTTATTTCGGTGCCGCCAGTATGGATGTAGGAATGACGTTAGAACAGGCATACCAGAAGTTTCACCTTGTCTACTATAAAGGGGAGTGGGTGGTGAACCTTGGGGATGCGCCGCGTAGGTATCAGACGTTGAGGGCAGCGAGGGAGTATATCAAGCGCTGCTATGAGCAGCGGGACCGCTGCCTTTATGCGAATTGCTTAGTCCAGGGGGAAGACATGCCTGGTATGGGGGTTGGGTTCCGGTTCTGTGAACGCCATGCGAGGAATGCGGAGAAAGTTCTGCGTGAGTCGAATAAGGGCACCACGATTTTTAAGAGGAAGAACTAAATTGAGGACATTCAAACCAGAGAATAATGATGAGTGGTTTGAGTTTCGCCGCCAGCATTTGACGTCTACGGAGGTGGCGTCGCTGCATAGGAACAGAACCGCCCGCAACTGGCAGGAACTACGCGAGCAGAAGGAATCAGGGGAGCGTTGGGGAGGCAATCAGTTCACCGAATGGGGGACCGCCCGTGAACCCATTTTGGCCCCGTTGTTTGCGGATATTGATAGTCGCTTGGACTATAACGCGGACCCGCAAACCATCATCATCAACAAAGATGATGAACGCCTGTGTGGCACCCCAGACCTATACAGCGAGGACGGGGAGGTCATTGGTGAGATTAAGACCGCTAAGCACCCGTTCACTGGTGGGTATTGGCATGATTGGTGCCCCGACGGGTACTACCTGCAAGTCCAGGCAAACATGTGGCACGCGGGCGCCGAAGCCTGTGTGCTGCTGGTGGAGTACTACCAGGAGCAGGACGGCGAGTTCAGCCCCGTGGAGTACGAATATCAGGTAATCCACTATGACCCCAAGGTGGTGGAGGGCATGCAACGCACCGCCGCGCAATGGTTCGCTTGGCTTGATGGCCAAGCCCCTGAATGGATGGGTGAGGTCACGAGCCTAGAAGATGCGGACGAGGTAGAAGACCTCGTTGCGCAACTAGCGGACGCGGAAGAAAAGGCCGCCAGCTGGTCTGACCTGGCCAAGACGTACAAGAAAGACTTGTTGATACTGCTCGGTGATTCCTACGCGGGTACGCACGCCGGCTACAAGGTGAGTGTTTCCACAACCAAGGATTCTAAGACTTTCGACAGTAAGGCGTTTAAGACCGCCCACCCGGACCTCTACGCCGAGTTCAACACCAAAACCCGACGTGGTTCCACACGCCTCCGCCTAACAAAGGTAGTCAACTAATGCCCCTATTCGCATCAGAGTCTGCCTATATCAACAAGCAGGAAAAGAAACTCGCGCTCAACGAGCTGGAATCCTACGCCCTCAAATGGGCTAACCGCCACGGAGAACACTGGCCCGGCCTGCGCGACCTTTGCCACGAGATAGAAACCACCATCGACCAGGAACGCCAACAGCTATGAGCAAGCCCAGCGACATGCCCTACCGGAGGCTAGAGGTAGCACGAACCGCAACCGACGCCAACTACGCAGCGTTAACCGCTTTTGCCGACCAGGCGCATTACCTCATGGAGTGCTTCACCGCCCGCGGCCATGATGAGGAAACCGCCCTGGAACTCACAGAAATCACCCTCGACCGATTCGACGACGAAAGGAACATCTAAATGAGCAACGAAATCGCGAAATTCAACGAGCAGGAAATGACGCTCATTGAGCAGCTGGGATACCAGCAAATCCTGGCCAATCACCTAAAAATGTTCTTCGCTCGCGCCGAAGCATTGGGCCTGAACCCGCAAGACCCGTCGCAAATCGCCCTCATTGAGCGTAAGACGAAGAACGGAAAGACCTACACCCTCCAAGTCGGTATCGGCGGAGCGCGACGAACAGCCCGACGTATCGCAAAGCAAGAGGGCGGCACCTACCGCGAAGGCGACTGGATGTACAAGGGAATCGACCAGTCCACCGGGCAGGAGACCGAATGGCGCGACACGTGGAACGTAGCCCGCATGGGTTACCCGGAGTTCTCCAAGGTCATTGTGTACCGAGACAGTGAACCATTCCCGCACGTAGTCACGTGGGACGAGTCCAAGCAAACCTGGGGCCGGGAAGGAAACCTCACCCCAATGTGGGATGCCAAGCCAACCTTCATGCTGGGAAAGAACGCCGCCGCTGGTGCCTTCCGAAAGGCATTCCCCGACGAACTAGGGGATGTGTATTTCGATTCCGAGAGCTTTGTAGATACGTCGGAGCCTATTCGCCAAAAGGCCACTCGTCAGGATGTGGCGCAGCAGGCTTTGTCTGCCCCGGCGCCGAAGAAGAAGCAGCAACCCGAACCCGAACCTGAGCCGGAGGGGGAGGATGACCAGTTTGTGCGGGATGTAAAAGCCGCCCTCGCAGAGTTGACCAGCCCGGAAGAAGTCACCGACTTCATGAACGAAATCCGCGAAGACAGTGACGTACCCCAAAAAGTAATCAACCTTGGCCGCCAGCGCTGGAACGAACTACAGGAGAACAAATAAATGATTGACCTCATTACACTTACCGGCGGACTCCCGAGGGACGCAGAATTACGCTTCACGCCACAGGGTGCCGCGGTGGCTAACTTCACCCTCGCTAGCTCAGACAATAGGTTTGACCAGGAGCAGAACCAGTGGGTAAAGACTCGCAACATGTACCTAGACGTGACCATCTGGAACGAGTCGGACAATAAGCAGAATCCCACCCCGTGGGCTGAGATAGCCGCTGAATTGAAGAAAGGCGACCAAGTAGCGGTTACTGGCAAGCTCGTGACTCGCTCGTGGGAAACCAAGAACGGTGAAAAGCGTAGCAAGGTCGAGTTCCGCGCTATGCGCTTTTACAAGCTTCCTACCGCACCACAACAGCAGCCCAGCCAGGCGCAGCAGTCGTGGGACAACGCCGTGCAGAATGGGCAAACCGCTGCTAGTGGGGCGTGGTCGACCCCGCCGGCACAATCGGGACAGCAGAATCAGGAGCCACCATTTTAAATGGGGTATGTAAAGATTCAAGCCGCCGAACTTCCCGAATACCAGGGCAGGAGGGTGGTTCTTTTCCCCTCTACCTTTGGCCCAGAGAAGATTGCCGACCGCATCACCTACGCCGCCGAATACGACGGCACGGTTCACGGCGCCACCAGAGAAGGACGCTTCGCTCTCAAAGCAACCTCCACCGTCCTCGTCGACCCCACCACATAACCCCGCTTTGTTCAGGACCTTAATAGTCCAAAGGCGGGGTTTCATCTTTAACCCCAACGGACTTTAACCATGACCGAACCCGACTACCGTGCCCGCGAAGACATGCGCGCCTACCTAGAATCCCGCGAACTGTACTGCGCCCAACCCGACTTTCTCGACGCACTCATACACCTATTCCAATCCATAGAAAAGGAGGAAAAAGACGATGACTTGGTTCAAGGTTGACGATGGCTTCTACGACCATCCGAAGTTTCTTGACGTACCTAACGCTGCCATCGGTTTGTGGACCAAATCGGGCGCATGGTGTGGCAAACATCTAACCGACGGAGTCATCCCGGCAAGCCAAGTGAAACGATTTAAAGGAACGAAATCTCAAATAGATGCGCTCGTTTCTGCGGGCATTTGGGTTGAAGATAGGTCCGAAAACGGTACGAAAGTGTTCCGCTTTCATGACTGGAATGGGTGGCAACCCAGTCGCGAACAGAAGTTAAAAGAGCGCAAAGAAGCAGCCGAAAGGCAACGCAAATCGCGCACACGGAGGGCGTCCCAGGACCAGGAAGCGGACCACTCTGAGAGCGAAAGTGACGCGAAAGTGATCGACTTTCAACACGAAAGTGGCTCAACTATGGAGCGGAATGCGCCCCAAACACGGCACAACAATGAGTCGAGTTTGAACCCAAACACGGCACAAAGTGCCTTCAAATCGAACCTCACAAAAGCCGACTACCAGCAGGAACGCGAAAATGTCACGTGTGACTCACATGTGACAGGTCAACGTGACATCGCTGTGAGTCACAGAACGGTGTCACACCGCCCCGACCCGACC